GTGTACATGAACTTCGAGTTGATGCCCTGGCAGGTGATCGAACTTGCTCACACAACAGCGCACTTCAACGATGTGTTGTGTCACCGGCAGCACTTGACCAGTGTCAGCCGCCAGCAAGGCAAGACCGTGGACATCCAGGCCCTGGTCGGCTGGTGGCTGACCGGGATGTGCATCATCCGGGGCCGTCCGCAGTCCGTGTTGTCGACGGCGCACACGTTGCCGCTCGCGCAGTTGCTCTTCCAGTCCCTCGCCCCGGTCCTGGAGAAGCACTTCGATGCCGACGTCAAGTGGTCGTACGGGCGGTCCGAGTTGCGACTGCCGTGCGGGTGCACGTGGCGGGTGCAAGCGGCGACCCCGAGCGCTGGTCATGGAACCAGCAACGACCTGATCGTGGCCGACGAGATCTGGGACGTCTCCAGCGTCTCGATCGACCAGGGCTTCCTGCCCTCCCAGCGTGCCCGGAAGAGCCCCCTGTTCGCCGCCTGGTCGACGGCGGGCACGGAGGGCTCGGAGGTCATGCTGCGGATGCGTGAGGCGGGCCTGAGGGCCATCGACTCCGGCAAGCCGGGGTCGACCGGCCTTGCTGAGTGGAGCATCCCGCCCGGCGTCGACCCGTGGGACGAGCAGTGGTGGCGCTGGGCCAACCCGGCCATGGGTCACGCCCAGCACGGCATGACGCTGGAAACACTGCGGCAGGAGGCCGAGAGCCCGGAGCGCACGGCGTTCATGCGAGCGGCGCTGAACCTGTTTGTTGCCAGTGACAGAGGTTGGCTGGAGCCCGGTGTGTGGGACCGACTGAGCGAGACCTTCCCCGAGATGGAGGGCGGCGTCGTCGCCTGCGACTCGTCCCAGGACGGACAGTCGTATGCAGCAGTCCGGGCGCAGCAGGTTGCTGACACAACAAGGGTCGAGATCTCCGGGCAGTTCGAGAGCGAGCCCGAGTTGTGGAAGCACCTCACTGATGTGATGACCGACCGCCACGTGCTGCTGGCTGTTTCACCGACGCTGGAGGTCCACCTGCCCGAGCAGTGGCGGGAGCGCAGTGTGACAGTTGGCTACGGCGAGTTGGCGCGCTGGACCTCCATCGTCCGGGACGCCATCCGGGATGCCCGGGTATGTCACCGGAATCAACAGGCGATGAACGACCATGTGGCTCGCGCCGTTGCCGCCAAGACGCCGAACGGCGTTGTGCTGGCATCAACAAGGAGTCCTGGCCCGATCCACATCGCTCGATGCCTGGTATGGGCGGTGGCGCTCGCCAGCAAGCCAGTGCAGCGCAAGGCCAAGCCAGCGATGGGAGCCGGATAGGTATTGGTGCCCTAACAACTGTTTGGCAATGTCAACGAGCCCCCCAAATCTGTATCTGGCGACAGTGCCTTGTGGAACGTTTAGCGGCACGTCATGCTCGCCTCGATGTCACGACTCTCCCGGTTGATCACCGGACCAACCGAGGCCGAGATCCTGGCGGCGATGCCGAAGAAGAGCGGCATGACGTTGACACCAACAGCGGCCATCAGCGGCTGGACCGGCTGGGGAGTCGGGCTCCAGCGCTTGGTTCCCATCGACTGGGCTCCCCCGGCCACGACGCCGTGGAGTCGAGAAGCGGCGATGAGTGTGCCGACCGTCTCACGAGCACGCGACCTGATCTGCTCAGCAGTGGGCTCGCTGCCGATGACGTTGTGGCGGCTGGATTGGGACACCAACAAGAACATCAGCGTCGAGGCGCAGATCCCTCCGGCCAACTGGATGTTCCGGCCCGACCCGACGAAGACGCGCAACTGGATTCTGGCCTGGACCGTGGATGACCTGTTCTTCCATGCCCGGGCCTACTGGCGCATCGTCGCCCGCTACGCGCAGGGCAACTTCCCGCAGGCGTTCCAGCGGATGCCCGCCACCGAGGTCCATGTTGATGACGACGGCACCGTGCGCTGGAACTCCGAGGAGGTCGACCCGGTCGACGTGGTCGAGTTCCTGAGCCCGACCGAGGGACTGCTGGCCAACGGCTGGCGTGCCATCAACACCGCCGTCTCCCTCGATGCTGCCGCCGATCGCTTCTCCCTCAACGAGGTGCCGTCCGGCTGGCTGAAGCAGACCGGCGGCGAGCCGCTGAGCCCGGCCGAGTTGGACGAGATGGCAGCCAAGTGGACAGCCGCCCGGCTCGCTCGAACGACCGCAGCCCTCAACGAGTTCATCGACTTCCACGAGGCGACGTACGACCCCGAGCGGATGCAACTCATGGAGGCCCGCCAGCACCAGGCGCTCGAACTCGCCCGACTGGCCAACGTGCCCGCCTTCTTGGTGTCAGCACCAACGTCGTCCGGGATGACGTATCAGAACGCACAACAGGCCCGGATGGATCTCATCGACTTCGGGGCGCTGCCGTTCATCAACTGCGTTGAGCAAACACTGAGCGGTCCCAACGTCGTGCCCAACCGGCAGTTCGTGCGCTTCGACATGAACGCCTGGCTGCGCAACCCGCTCACGCCCGCCGACAACGCCGCACCCAACGATGCGCAGATCGCCGTCCAGAACCAGGAGGAGGCCCCGCAGTGAGGTTCACCTTTGTTGAGGAGTCAACGATCCATTGCGAGGCCGAGCAGGACGGCACGCCTCGGCGGGCCATCGGTGGCCAGGCCGTGCCGTGGAACGTGGTCGGCAAGGTCTCCAGCGGGCAACTGGTGAAGTTCTTGCCCGGCAGCGTCTCGCTCGCTGGTGAGGCGGTGATCCGGGACCACGACCGCACCCGGCCGATCGGCGTCGTTGCTTCCGAGATCAACGGCGACACCGGCCTGCACATCAGCACCAAGGTGTCAGCAACAGCGCACGGCGACGAGGCACTGGTGCTGGCATCAGACGGTGTCCTGAAGCACTGGAGCGTCGGCGTCAACCCGACCAAGTTCGCCTTCGAGGACAGCCCGGCCGGGCCGGTCCTCGTGGTGGAGGAAGCAGAGGCCGACGAGGTCTCGCTCCTCATCCGTGGCGCCTTCGGCGCCGACGCTGCCGTGTCCTCGGTGGCGGCATCCGAACCAACCCAGGAGGCACCTGTGCCCGATCCCATCGAGGCCACTCCGGTGGCCTCCGTCGTTCCCATCCACGCAGCGCCGTCGAGGAAGTCCACGCCACCGCTCACGCTCAATCGCCTGGCGTCGATCATCGCCGCCAGCGAGCCCGGCTCGATCGGCATGGCCGTCCAGAAGGCGATGATCGAGGCTGCCACGAGCACCACGGGCGCCCTGGAGAACATCCTGACGACTGACGTGCCCGAGGTGGTGCAGCGCACCTACCTCACCGAGATCACCGGCCTGCTGACGATGGGCCGTCCGATGGTCGAGGCCATCAGCCGTGGCGCCCTTCCGCCTGCTGGCATGCAGATCCAGTGGCCGACGTGGGAGACCCTGCCCAACGTCGACATCCAGGCGACGCAGAAGAGCAACATCGCCACCGGCCCGGTGGCGTTCGGCACCGGTTCTGCTGATGTCATCACCTGGGCGGGTGGCAACGACATCTCGATCCAACTCGCGCAGCGCTCCAACCCGTCGTTCATGGAGGAGTACTTCCGGGCGTGTGCCGAGGTCATGGCTCGCAAGCAGAACGCCTACGTTTCCGGTCTTCTGCTCGCTGATGCGGTGCCGGTCACGGCGGGTGCTGACTTCACGGCGACGCTCCAGGCGCTGCTCGGTGCGCTCGATCCGACCGCCCTGCCGGACGGCGGGCTCTTCCTGGCCCTCGCCTGGGACCAGTGGGTGGATCTCGTCGGTGTGAAGGACAAGGACAAGCCCGCCTTCTGGTCCGGCTCGGTCTCGTTCGGCTCTGCCGATCCTTCGGTGAGCGCCAGCGGGCTCAACGTCTTCGTGGACCGCAGCCTGGCGGCGGGCACGATGCTGCTCGGCTCGCGTGCCGCTGCGATGTGGCACGAGGACCCCAAGGTCGAGATCCGTGTTGTCGACGTCAGCCTGCTGGGGCTGGACGCAGGTCTGTACCAGTTCGGTGCGGTGCGCGAGGTGGCCGACTGGACGAAGACGATGGCCAAGGTCGAGACCGGCGGCGCCCTGATGTCCGCCGAGCCCACCAAGAGCGCTCGGAAGGGCTGAGCGATGTCGACCGAAGAGCCGATGGAGCCCGTGGAGCCCGAGTTCCCCGAGCCCGAGCCCGACGACGAACCAGACGAGGAGGAGTAACCCCTGATGTCGAGCATCACCTGGGTCACCACCGCAGAGGTCGAGGAAGCACTGGGCGCACCAGTTGGCGACCCGACGTGGCTGGCCCAGGTGACCGACGCCGCCAACGCCTGGGCCTTCCGGCGCCGTCTCAACGCCGGGTACAACGACGACCCCGATCTCAGCCCCGGCCCCGATGTCTCGATGGGCACGGTGCTCTACGCCAAAGCCTTGTACTCCGAGCGGGGCGCTGTTGACGGCTTCAGTTCCTTCGAGGCGCTGGAGGGCTTCACCCCGGCCGTTGCTTCGCTCGGACAGGTCAATCGGCTCCTGGGCATTCCCCGGGCTGCGGTGGCCTGATGCCGTTCCAGGCCGCACGCCAGGCCGTGCACGACAAACTCGCCGCCCGAGGCGTCGAGAGCGTCACGCTCGACCCCGTCGCCGGTCCGCCCTTCGTGCTCGTGGGACTTCCCGACTCCATCACGAGCACGGGGCGGGCTGGTTGGACGTGCACAATCCCGGTGCACATCGTCGGCACGCCGCCCGGTGGCAAGGACACCGCCGCCTGGTTGTTGTCACAACTACCGCTGGCGCTCGACGTGCTCCGGGGCGCCACGGCCGAGCCCGGCACCTACGAGGTCAACAAGCAGGACTGCCCGGCGTACCGGGTGGAGCACTCAGTCACCATCACCTCGCCATACCCCTGTTAGGAGCACTCATGAGCAAGGTCGTCCTCCAGATCACGGACGCCACCGTGAAGTTCAACCTCGGCCCAGTCGACACGCCGCCGATCGCCGGTGACTGGACCACGCCCGACGTGGACGCCTCCTGCCAGGTGACCACGGCGGCAGTGGTGGCCAACCCGGTCACCCAGACCGCACCGGCCACGTTCTGCGAGGGCGAGACCGACATCGTCGGCAAGTCCAAGTGGCAGGTCGACCTGGCCGGGCTCCAGGACATCACCGAGTCGACCGGCATCTCGATGTGGTTGTTCGAGCACGAGACCGAAGCGGCCTGGGTGCAGATCATCGGTCCCACCAACGAGACGGGCGACAAGATCGTCACCATCGTTGCCCCGGTGCGGATCCAGGCGGGCAACCTCCTCGGCCCGGCCGGGACGCCGTTGGACTTCAGCGTCTCGCTCCCCGCTCAGGCCAAGCCGACCGTCACGCACTCCGTCGTCGCCTGACGGTGACGGCCTCGGCCAACCTGCATCGCCTCGCCACCAACGTCGAGGCCCTGCCCCGCACCGGGCTGATCGCCGTGGTCAAGGCCGTCAAGCAGGTTGCGCAAGCCGAGGGCGGAACCGTCGCCGTGTGGCGCAAGCGCTCGAAGTCGTACCGCTCGGTGCGACTCCGAGCAGTTGACACCATCAGGGTCACCAAGAACGGCGCGAACGCCCGGGTGCAGGCCGTGCCGGTGGGCATCTGGGCCTTCGTCTCCGGTGGCGCTGATGCACACAACATCCCCAAGCGGCGCAACAAGAAGAAGCCCGCTCGCCTCGTCATCGGCGGCAACGTCGTGACCGGCCCGGTGCGCCACCCGGGCAGCCGAGGTGACAAGCGCTGGCGGGTGGTCGTGAAGCGGGCCGAGCGCATCGTGCCCGAGGTCTTTGACGAAGCCGTCCGGAAGTTGGTGCGGTGATGCCCAAGAACGAACAGGTCAACATCGACATCACCGCCAAGGACAATGCGTCCAAGGTGATCGAGGGCGTTGCCGCTGACGTCGAGGAACTGGAGCATGCAACACCGGTCATCCACGTCGAGGCTGATGCCTCGGCTGCCGTGGCCGGTCTCGACAAGGCCACAGATGCTGTTGACGATCTCAACCGCAAGGCGCCCACCTCGGTCAACTCGTTGCGGGACGTCGCTGGCGGGCTCAGTGGTGTCAACACACAAGGCCTCGATGCGGCCGAGTCGCTGCTTGGCCTCAGCGAGACGCTGACCACCCTCGATCCGAAGTTCGCCAAACTCGGCCAGAGCCTCGCCACGGTCGGCTTCGAGGCGGGCGTGATCTTCGTCGGCCTGACGTTGCTGGAGAAGGGCTACGACACCCTCGTTGACACCCTTGTCGACGTCGAGGGCGCCCAGACCGAACTCAACGCTGCGCTTGCTTCCGGTGACATCGAGAGGGTGACCGCGGCCGTCCACGACTACGTGGACGAGGTGGAGAAGGCCGGGAAGTCCGAGTTGTTCAAGAACATCGTCGGCGGCGTGCCCGGCTTCCTGAAGATCATCCAAGGCGGCACCAGCGGCATCCGTGCCGCCTTCTTCGATGCCGACGCCCGGGCAAAGGCGTTCTTCGACACGCTGGAGAAGCAAGGCCCGGCTGCCGCTCAGGCGTTGCTTGATGCATTCAACAAGGGGCCGTTCTCGGCTGAGGAGAACACGAAGTTCGCCGCTGCGATCCGGGAGCGGATGGAGGCCCAGGCGATTGCTGCCAAGGCAGCCAAGGACGTCGCACGAGACCAGGACGTCCTCAACCGCGCCGTCGAGGAGGGCATCGAGATCACCGGGCGCTCGATCGACGCCATCCGGAGGGAGGTACAAGCCCTCGATGCGCTGGACGAGGCCGACAAGGCGGCAGCCGAGCGCAACAGCCGCCTGGCCGACGAGCGCATCGAGGACGCCAAGGATCTGGCTGCGGCCCGCAAGGATCTGGCCGACGCCCAGGAAGCCCTCAACGACGCCGAGGCTGCCGTGGTCGAGGAGCGCCGGGCCGAGTTGACCAAGGCCGACGCCGATGCAACAAGGGACCTGGAGAAGGCCACCGGCGACCTCGCCAAAGCGGACCGTGAGGAGGCCTCAGCCGCT